AAAAGAAAAGGCAGTCGCTGGAAATCCGGTATTTGGTGAGGTGATATCTAATGAATAGCGTGCGCAATACAAAATCATGCGATGGTTGTATATATCTCGGCAGCCTGCCCGATGCCGCCGGTGGCGGGCTGTATAAGTGCAGGAAACGCCCGGGACTAGTGGTGGGCGAATGGGGACACTGGGCAGTTCCTGAATATGACGAGCCTACACATCCTGCAGAATGGGATTGTTATGAAAAAGGCAGACAAACACATGCTAGGGAGGAGATCTTTTGAAAAGTGAGGCAACCACCCTGGACGCATATAAACTTATCCACAACGGAGTATTAGCCTTAGCCCGGGCAGAGCGATCTGGCATACGAATCGACACTGAATATTGCCAGAAACAGAAGAAGAAAATAACACGTAAAATCAATCACTATCAAAGGAAGTTAGAAAATACAAAGTTATACAAGCGTTGGGCGCGTATATATCGCAACAAAACCAACATCCATTCCAACCAACAATTATCGAATATTCTGTATAAGCACATGGGAATAAAGCCCATGAAAACAACCAAATCTGGACAGGGTTCCACTGATGAAAATGCACTCCGGCAATTGGGTATTCCTGAACTAGAAACACTATTAAAAATAAGAAAATTATTAAAAATACGTGACACATACTTAGACTCATACATACGAGAAACAAATAATGATGGTTTTATGCGGCCTAGTTTTAATCTTCATAATGTGAGAACATATCGGAGTAGCAGCGCAGACCCCAACTTTCAGAACATCCCAAAGAGAGATAAAGAGGCGATGGAAATATGCAGAAGAGCCATAATTCCCCGTCCGGGGCACATGTTGATAGAAGCTGATTTCTCATCTTTGGAGGTAAATATCGCATGCTGCTACCATCGTGATCCGGTCATGATGAAATATTTGCAGGATGAATCCTCAGATATGCACTCAGATATGGCTAAGCAAATCTTCCTTTTGCCTAGTTTAGACAGAAGCATTCCAACACACGCAATGCTCCGGCAAGCGGCCAAGAATAGTTTTGTATTCCCACAGTTCTACGGCGATTATTATGGAAACAATGCAAGGGGTTTATGTGACTGGGTAAAACTACCTCTAAATAAAAAAAGATGGAAACAAAAGGAAGGCGTAGAATTACTAGATGGACAAACAATGGCTCTCCATTTGAAAGGGGAAGGGATAAATGGTTTCGATGACTTCCTGGAACATATGCGGGAAGTGGAAGATTTTTTCTGGAACAAGAAGTTCCGTGTCTATCAGCAATGGAAAGAAGATTGGGTGGCGGAATATTATCAAAATGGCTACCTGCGTATGTTCACAGGATTTGTTTGTTCAGGAGTGATGAAGAAAAACGAGATTGTGAATTACCCTATACAGGGAACAGCCTTTCATTGCCTTCTAGCCACTTTTATCAAACTGGATGAAATAATGTATAGAGAACAATATAAATCTTTCCTAATTGGGCAGATACATGACTCTCTGGTATTGGATGTATATCCTCCAGAACTTGAAAAACTTTCAACTGNCATCAATGACATTGTCCAAAACCAACTGCCTGCTATGTGGGATTGGATTATTGTTCCATTAGAGATTGAAATAGACACATATGGCGTAGATCAGCCGTGGATATAAAGAGGAGGAGGATGAAGATGGGCAACGAGATACTGGCACTGAAATACAGACCACAAACGTTGGATGAAATAATAGGAAATGCGTCCGCTGTTTCTGTCCTAAAAAGCCAGCTAAGTGCGGAATCCCAGCAGCCATTATCAAAAAGTATATTGCTTCATGGTCCGACAGGNTGTGGGAAGACTACTTTAGCAAGGATTATAGCAAAGGAATTAGGNGTGGACGGCGCTGATCTAAAGGAAATAGATTCTGCAGACTTTCGGGGTATAGANACAATTAGGGAANTACGTAAACAAAGCCAATATAAACCGTTACAAAGCCCTTACCGGGTTTGGATATTTGATGAGTGTCATATGATGACAAAGGATGCGCAAAATGCGTTATTAAAAGCACTTGAAGATACACCAAAGCATATTTACTATATTCTTTGTACGACCGACCCGCAGAAATTACTGCCTACTATTAGAGGCAGGTGTTCAGAATTAAAAGTCGAAACATTGAACGATAGGGAAATGAAAAAATTGCTTCGGCGTGTTGTAAAAGCAGAAAAGGAAAAGCTGTCTAAAAAAGTATATGACCAAATAATCCAAGACAGTATGGGACATCCTAGAAATGCTTTACAGATACTTGCACAAGTCCTTGCAGTGGATGAAAGTGGGCGATTAGACATTGCTAAAAAAACAGCCGAAATCCAATCCAAGTCAATTGAGCTTTGCCGGGCATTATACGGTGGAGCCCCTTGGAAAAAGATTGCCGGGATTTTGAAAGGATTAAAAGACGAAGACACTGAACAAGTTCGTAGAGCTATATTGGGGTATGGTCAAGCTATACTTTTGAATGGAAAAATGAATAATAATGCTGCAATTGTCATGGAGGAATTCGTCGAACCATTCTATAATTCTGGTTTTCCAGGACTTGTTTTTGCTTGTTATAGTGTTTTATTTGGGGGAGAATAGATATGAAAAGGACTAGAAAACGGACTAGAAAACCAACAATGAAGCGCACAAGAAAACCTCTTAAACGGAAACGAACAAAAAATATGATACGCATGATTGAGCACTATGATGAGAATAGAGTCCGCCGTTGGGGGCGCTTGTATGAGGAACATACAGGGCATATATTTGTTCTGAATTGTTATGGAGATAAAATAAAAGTACCTAGACAGGATATAATTGAGGAAAGAGATGTCACGATTGAATATCTGAAATCAATAGGTATTATAGGAGGCTGGTTAAAAAATATAAACAAAAGGAACTAATTTCGCCCTTAGTTGTATAATATGAGTGAAAAACAAAACATATGATTGTTAAAGGAGGGTAAAGAAGAAATGGCAGATAATAAGAGTATAAAGTTAATTTTAAAAATGAATGACGGAACTGTTAAAGAACTAGAAGGTGAAGGGATTGTATTCTATCTTGTACGTGGGACAGATGAAACAGAAGAAATAATTCGCATAGAAGGGGAAGTAGGTGCAGTGGGTGCGCTATCGTTAAATACGCTGCACGACGCCGAAGAACAATTAGTACATATAATTAGAACAAATATGAATAAAGCAACGCGCAAGTCCATGGAACAGCTTACCAAGGAGGAGGTTGGAAGTTAAAATGGAAAGGTTGAAACGGGCTTTGGAGTTAAATTATGAAGAAGATGTTATGATCGACCACACGTCACTTGATGTAGAATGGCTCCAACAAGCGGAACTGATGCGGAGGTACGCCACACATCAGGCAGAAACAAGGCGGCAGATGGACGAGGCTAAAGAAAGGCTTGATATAGGGAAGGCTCGAATTGAAATGGACGCCCGTGCCAACCCTGATAAATACGGNCTAACTAAAGTCACCGAATCTGCCATTCAAAGCNCCATTTTGTTACAATCAGAGTATCAGGAATTAACACAAGCTTATATTGATGCTAAATATGAAAATGATGTAGCAATTGCCGCGGTACGTGCTGTAGACCAAAAAAAGACATCTCTAGAAAACTTGGTCAAACTGTTAGGAACTTCCTACTTTGCCGGACCGGTTGCTCCCAGGGATTTGGCACATGAGTGGCAAAAGAATGTAAAAGATGCAAAAAGGCAAGAACAGAACAAAAATGTAAAAATCAAAAGATNTAAAAAATAAAAAAGAGTGAGGGGGATGNAATTGTTACAAAATACATGGTTCATAGTCGTATTATTCGCTGTATTCTTGCCCCTGATTGTTATCTTGCTTTCTATGTGNACCTACATTGGAAAGGTTTGGGCTATTAGAATACTATTTAACAAAAATNACGAAAACAAAAATNACAAAGGAGGAATATATTAATGGCAAGAAAAAACAGTAAAAAGAAAAGCAGGTTTAAAGGGGCAGTAAGCCGAAACGCAGAAAAGCAGAACAGAGGCGCCCAGTACGGGCATCTGAAGCTGCCAAAAGGACTAAACGTCTTTAAGGAAGAACCTAAGTCTAGAATACAGCTGGATATCATGCCGTATGAAGTCACGGCACAATATCATCCAGATAGGGATGAGGAATACGGCATAGCGGTGCCTGGAGAACTGTGGTACAAGCGCCCATACTGGTTACACCGCAGCATAGGAACGGATAATCAATCTGTAGTATGTCCTTCCAGTATTGGCCAAAAATGTCCTATCTGTGAATACAGGGCACAGCTATTGAAAGAAGGAGCGCAGTGGGATGATGACGCGGTTAAAGCATCTAAACCATCCCTCCGGAACCTTTATGTAGTTATTCCAAAAGCACATAAAAGTTATGACGAGGAGCCTCATGTCTGGGACATTAGCCAATTTCTATTCCAGGATAAACTGAATGAGGAAATTCAGGAAAATGAAGAATACGAAACATTTCCAGACCTAGAGGATGGGTANACCCTACGAATCAGGTTCGCCGAAGGGACATTTGGAAGTAACAAATATGCAGAAACATCACGCATTGATTTCATGGATAGAAAGAAACCATATAAGGAGTCTATCTTAAAGAAAGTGCCTTCTTTGGATGATGTGCTGGAAGTACCTTCATACCAAACACTAGAAGCTATGTTTTTCGGCAATATGTCACAAGAAGAAATAGAGGATGATGACGAAGATATTGAAGAAGACGTCCTTGGAGACGATGCGGATTATGAAGACGATGCGGATTATGAAGACGATG